CGATTTCCTCTGGGGGCGGCAAGCACGTGACGGCTGTGACTGTTGATGGAAAGGTGCAGGGCGGCCTTAGCCTGATTGGTCGGCTTGGTGATAGCTATGCGCTGTGGGACCCGGCGCGGAAGGCTGCCGTGCTCGTGCCTGTTGGCGATGTTGGGAGGTTGGAGATTGTGCGAAAGGGTGTGATGCCTGGCCCTGCTGCGAATTAGGGCTGGGTTTTGGGATGCATCCCGCAGTGAGCTTCAGTGCATCTTTTCTGGGGCGGTGATAAGGGATGTTTATCGGGGGTAGGAAAGGGCTCCTTCCGATCCGAAGCGGACATCAATACCCGTAGCTCAAGCGACCCGCTCGCTCAGAGACCGAATCGGGAATATGTCGGATTTGGTGCGGACTCGCTCACCAGAGGGCTACCCAAGCCGCTGGGCATCGCGTACGGCTAAATGCGCGAGCCGATGGCAGACTCGATCGCCTTGGTCGAAAGAATGGGTCTCCGCTCGGTCGCGGACTTGGCGTCCGCGGTGATGTTGCTGGAAACTATCTGCCCTCTTGGTCCTGGACCTCGCTACGCGCTGGGTCGCTTGGCTGAGGGTGCGAAGCTGATGGGTATCTGCGCGGCACTAAGGCCTAGCCGGCCCTGGATCGACCGAGACATCGAGTGCCCGTTCGTGCTTGGCATTGTTGCCCTACATTGCCGTGCGCGGTGGCCGAGCGCTTCCTTGGATGCACTCCAGCGACGACTCCTCGCGTCGGTGAACTAGCTAACTCGCTCCGCGTGCGAACCAGTGGAATGACCGATCTCCGGATGCGGTATCGTTTGTCTTGAATTAAGACTGGGCTAACCGAGTAATGTCTGAAACGATAGCGTCAAACGTACAAGGTAAGCCCACGCTGGGCGACGTCCAACGCATCATCGAGGACTTCGATGCACTATACCCGCCACAAGACGTGGGTGCCGCAGCGGAGGCCATCGGCATCGCGACGCACGGCAAAGGCCTTTCGCAGTGGTCAGACCTTGTCCACAAGCGCTTGGGCACTTTGAGCGCTCCCGACCAATACGGGGTGCGAGAGCATCTGCGCGACCTCAAAACCGAAGTCGTATATGCGCACGCGCTATTTGATCAACCGCTCGAGCCGGCATTGAAAACCTTGGGGGCGGCTAGCTCGATCTCCGCGCCGCCCGATACTCGCAAGACCGCGAAACCGATCGACTGGACAGCCTTGATCCAGGCCGCGCGCGTGCAGTCGCTGTTGACCCAGTGGTACGCTGACAACTTGGACATGCACTACCCGCGCGAGTTCGCGGTTGCGCGCGCCGCGCGCCGCCTAGCTGACCGCGGTTTCCCGGTGGAGCAGGAGCGCACGCAACTTCGCCTCGCGCAGCAAACTAACGGTCGGTTGATCGCGCGCTTAGAGGAATTGATCGGCGATCTAGGCGGACTAAACTTGCTCCGAGAGTTATTCCGAAAGGCCATTGCAACGTATGACGCCAACTCGGAGCGCTACATGATCGTCAGGGATACGAGGGTTGGGCGCCCGCGTGAACCAGACTTCCCTTGGGGTTACCTCATCGCCTTGAGCGCCAAGCACGCCTGCCGCCGCAACGGTCGCAGACCTGCCAACGAGGCTTGGGAAGAGCTTATCGGCCTAGCAACGGATTTTGCCGCCCTTCATGACGTCCAGGACTACACGCCGCCGATCTTTGCGCAGATCCCGACCGACAAGCTCGTTGCCACGTTGACGAGGCGAGCGCTCTACGACTCGATCTACGCCTTTCCGCAACTACGCTCGAGCGATGTGCTGCGCATGCTTCGGCCGTTGCTGGCCGAGATTCCCTCTGACAAAGCGTACGGTCCCGGTTGGACGAAAAATGACGTATTCGCCGTCATCGAGCAGCTATACCGGGCCATAGGAGATTGCCGCGGTCCGGTCACTCTTGACCTTCGGCACATCGCCAAGACCGTTCCGGGCGTGGCGCCTCTGCTAGCCAAGCACATCCTGTTTGACGTGCTATCGCACCCTTCCACGGGCCCAAACTCGCAGTTCTTCCGTCCCACCGACCAGACCGTGCGGGGCGCAGATCCGCTAACTGGCCCAGGCAACAGTCTGTACCTGCGCCCATTGATCCGGCTGGATGGCAAGCGCGCTATCGTCATAGATCGCTCCGTGGCCGGGCCGGGCATGGTGGAGGCGGTGCTCAGTGCCGTGCGCGGGTACGAAGGTGCCGACACGTTCCAGGGTAAGGTGATTGGCGCAGGGGCCGAGGCGCTCATTCGACTTGAGTTCGCACAGCACGGCATTGCGATTCACACCGGCGACTACGACACGCCAAAGGTTCATGGCGAGTGCGACATCGTTATCGACGAGCCTGGCAATCTGGCTTTCATTGAGTCCAAGGCCAAGGCCCTCACTCGAAACGCCGCCAACGGCAATGACGTCGACGTGCTGCTCTCGCTCGCCGGCAGCGTGGTTGCGGCGATGGAGCAGTCTTTTGGGCATGAGATGCAGTTGCGAAAGCACGGCGAGATTGAGCTCTACGATAAGGAAACTCGCAAGGTGAATCACACCTTGACGTGGACAGGCCAGACCGTCGATCGCATCGCTTTGTCCCTGTACGACTTTGGTTTTTTCCAGGACCACACTGCGATCTCAAAGCTGATGTGGCCGATGTTGAATGCTCGCTACGGAGCGATCGACCCTGCAATCCAAAACATCTTCAAGGGTCAGTTTAAAAAGTTGAACGAAAAGGTGCTGCCAAAGCTCACCGGACACCTGCAGATTTGGGAAGAGCTTGGCTTTCAGGGGGAGGACCCCTTCTCCTTCGGCAACTGGTTCCTGAGTGCCCCGCAGCTTTTTGGCTTGCTCGATGGGATCGAGGGGCCGGCCGAATTCTTCGAGCGACTCGGGTTTCTAAGAAACCTGACATATCAAAGCTACAACTTCCACCACCAACTCAAGCATGCCTTATCTCTCAAGGCAGAGCGGGATGTTAGCGCCGGCGGAGAAAGGCCTTGAGTAAGAGCGAGACTAGGGCGACTTGCGGAGCTTCCGCTTCGGGCCAGTAAAGGACATCGGGACGGAGCGGGATTAGGAAGATTTATCGGGGGAGGGAAGGTAGCCTTGACCCAAAGCAGTTACTCGCGGAGGGCAAAGAAGCACTCTTTGCTTCCCTCGAACTTCCTGTCACGCTGAGAGTGTGCGGCTCGAGCTTGTTCTACAGTTTATGTTGGAATCCAAAGGAGCTATCCGATGCCGGTCGAGCAAGGACGGGCGCTACTGCGACAGGTCAAGGATCGCATCGGCGCGTGCCGCGCCCTTGGCTTCATTGATGTGGCGCACAGGGAATTGAATCGCGAGCCCAACGAAGGGATGCCGTGGCTCCAGCGGCTCCCCCATGTCTGGTTGCTGATCGTGAAATGGGCGTTGGCAGGCTGGCGCCCGGATGATGATCGGCCTGATCCCACCGACGAAGACACTGGCTTCATAACGCAAGTCACATGGGATGCGATCGGGCATCTGGTTGGCGTCGAAGGGCGGCCGGCGATCTTCATGCGTCGAATGGCGCTGCAGCAAATCTGGCTGCAACGGTCATTCGATACCAGTGCTATACCGCGGCAATTTCGAATTCTCGGGGAACTCATGGCAGGCGCTGCGACTACAGAGCGCTTTCGGCAGCAATACGGTCTCACGCCTGCACAGTTCGCCATAGTCATGATGCACATGGCGGCCGATGCAGGCGACCTGCTTGATCGGCCGGCATTATCGGCGCTGCGGCCCGGCACCCCTCGGATACCTGAGCACTGGACGATCATGCGAAGGATCCTCGACCGGACGGTACCCCAGCTGCATCGCGACTGTGCCGAAATGGAGGCTAGGAACACGCTTGCCGAAGTCGAGGTGTGCGAGCAATCACCCTTGGTTCGTACTCCCTTCCTCGCAAGCCGCAACCTGGGCCCTGTGTGCATCCACCCCATCCTTCTGTTCCGGATGTTGGAGACGGTGTTGTTCGACCTGGCTCGTGCCATCGATGCCCGTCCCTTCATGAACGAGTTCGGGCCGGCATTCGAGAACTACCTGGCAGAGGTGCTGGACGATTTGAACGCACAGGTGATTCGGGAAGACGAGCTCAGTCAGCGCCTCGTCGGCCCCGGGCAGGTGGTCGACTTCGCCGTAGTCTCTGAGGAGGCGCTGGTCCTGATTGATGCAAAGGGCATTGAGGGGCACTACGACGAGCTCTACCATAACCTGCCCGAGGAACTGGCAGCCCGACTCAGAACGTCCCTGTTGCGCGCAGTCGACCAGGCCATTGCCACGGTGGATCGACTTCCTGCCGATCTTCAGCGAAACGACGTCTACTTCCTTTGCGTAACCTTCAAGCAGGTCGTTGTCACCGATGGCGTTGCACTGAGGGAGCTCACAGCCGGTACGGGCGAATGGGCGCATCCACGTTGGGAATCGAACGTGCTTACGCCAGCACGTATGCTCTTTCCCAGTGCGTTCGAATTTGAATCCATCGTGGCGCTAGCCAACACGCTGCAGGTGCCGATCAGCCAAGTGGTTCGCGACATTGTTGCCGACAACGGCAAGCCCGAAACGCGAAAGATGCTTCTGGAACAACATGTTATGGCTTGCCGAGCCCCACTCGACGCTCCAGCAGTGATCCAAGGGGCCGCTAATCGCCTCAGGCAGTAGCGGAGTAGGGCTCGCTCGCGCCCAAGGCAGAACGGTGCATCCTCCGGCTTTGAGCGGTCCAAAGCATGAGCAAATGGCGCGTTGGTCGCGCGGATTGCCGTCCGGCGGGTGCGCATGGGCGGGGCAGGGGATTAGGAAGATTTATCGGGGGTAGGGGCTCAGCTTCGTCTCGCACCGGGTGTCCACCTCGTGGCATTTGCTAAGCCCTGACGACGACCCGATAGACCTTCTTGGATGTCCTGCCTCATTCCTGGACTGGCGTGCTGCTAGTCTGAATTTTATTGGCGCGACAACATGGCCAGTAGATCCATTCGGCGAACAGTCCGATTCGACCACCGAGCGCATAAGGGCTGCGGCGGGGTCGCCTGTGACGAGCGCGAGCGAGACACAGCCGACCACCGCCGCGGCGAACGGAAGCACGTTGATTGCAGTTGGTAAGCGCCCGCTGGGTAGGTTCCCTGAGACGCCGCCATATCCGTCCACCTTCTAACTACGCATCCTTGCAGCTGCAGGTAGGCGCCGAGGCAGAGCGCCACGTTGCAGTGACACCGGCACCATGGAGCCGGTCCACATACTTCGCTAGATGGTGGAGCTTGTTGGTGTAATCGACCAAGTTGCGGGCCGTGGGGTCATCAAGATGGTTAGGCTCGTGCGTCATCCGATTGCGAATCTTCATTACCTCCTCCAGCATCTGACGCTCGTCGTCGGAGTAGAAACGGCCGAGTTTGGCATGTGCTTTAGCGGCCGCGCCGTCTGCGGGATATCGTCTTGGTTTTGCGAACTTCTTCCAAAGTTCAAACTGCGAAATTATTCCTGATCTGGCAATAATGGCCTCGATCCGCTGGATGCCGACCCCGACCCCGGGAAGGCGAACTCCTTCATTTTCGAAGATTGGCCGCCCAGTCGCCAAATGTACTGCGCGAGCGAACTCATTTCCTGTAAAGAGGCATGCTTGGATCGACACTTCTGCCACCATAACTGGAGTGGTCAGTAGCGGGCCATCCTCGACCTTGGGGTGATGAGAGATAGACGTGAATCGCTGACTGTCTACGATTTTTGCTGTAGCGATCGCCATGTCGTGGGCACGCATGGTGTCCACTAGCCAAGCCGATGACATCTCAAGGTACGTATCAAGTGTCGCAGCAAAGTCACGATTCATATGAGTCCCTGCGATGGTCGCGGGTGAAGTATACGGAGGCGGGGGGGGGGGGGAGGATGGCGCTGCTGTGCCCCGCCCCCTGGCGTGACTTGGCAGCGGCTTAGCTAGAATCCCCTCTAAGTTCTTGGAGGCGAGTATGGATATTCGAATAGGTGCGTTTCTGGCGCTACTTGTAATGGCGCAACCTCTGAAGGCTCAACAGATCCGTTCCGCAGCTGGGCCGCCGCCAGTGCCCAAGCACGGCCCAGCTACGCCGAAGGCTTACAACCCCGGAACTGAGCCACTGAAATGCCAACAGCACGCCCATCCTGGTGTTCGGGCGTACTGCGCCGAAATTGAGCGCTGGTACATCCAGAGTGAGGCGCGCCGCCAAGGTTTGCCGACACCATCGAGCGAAATGATCCATCTGCCGGCCTACGGCACCTCAGAATCCAAGCAGCTTGGCGCCGCGTGCATGGGAGGCACAGCGATGCGACGACTCAGTAACGGCTGGGAGCAGTTGCGAAACGCGAAGGGGGAATGGCTCCGTTGCCGAGAAAAGTGAGTCGGGGTGTAGGGGCAACGCCCCTACGGAAAGCGCCTCACACGCGCTGGTGCGGCCTCGGCCCACGGCGCATGTAGACAACATTGGACGGTTCGGCGTCGGAGCCGGGTCCACTCACGCCCAAACGCCGTTCTCGGCGAATTCTCAGCGCTTCGGCAAGGTAGATCACGCTGGATTTCGTTGTGGCACAAGCCTTTCGGGGCGGTGCCGATCGGGTGGCCGCCTCGATGTGGGCCTCGGCCATCATCAGTCGCCATTCCCGGGCGATATTGCAGGTCAGCGACCACCAGGCCATATCGCAGGGTTCAAGCTGGTGACCTTCGGGGGTGAACATGTGGCCGGCCTGAAACCCGAAGCCGGCCCAAGGGCCGGCTAGGTCTATGCGTTCGTGGGGATCAATCTTGATCATGCTGCGAGTTCGTCCTTGTCGGGGGAACTAACAGGGAGGCAAGGCCATGCGGAGCCGACGAACCCAACCACGGCGGATATGGTATTTCGCATAATGTATATTATGTTCGCAGAGCATGGGCCAGACTGGCACGGCGCTTGCCTCGCCCCTTGGCCCTGCTGTGGCATGGAGCCTGATTGTGCGTGATCGGAACCTAACCGGCCCTTGGGCCGGTTTTTCGTTTAAGGGTGGCCGACTGGTAACACCTGAAGGTCGAGAGCTGCTGCCTGAAGATCTGGCGTGGCTGTCGTTGCTGGCAGCACAGGCGCAGGAATGGCGCCGAATGATGGAGATTGCCCGAGGCGGCCAGAAACGGCCGTTCGGGCGTGCGGGCATCGTTGACCTGGCTGAGGTCGCCCATCGTCGCGCAAAGCGGTCTCCCGGGGTGACGGCTGGTCCTGACGCCGATCCTGTGGCGGGTGTTCTGCCAATACCGGGGCCGAGGCCTCGCCAGCGCGTGTGAGGCGCTTCCGTAGGGGCGCCGCCCCTACACCCCTTAGAATGGCTGACGGATTGCTTGGGGGTGCCATAGATGGCGAGTTCGACGGGATTGGTGTGGAAAGTGGCGCTCGGCGTGTTCTTGGGCGGCAGCGCATTGCTCTTGGCAACGTGCGGCGTCCTGGGGGTTGCCGGACACGCAGCGATGAAACAACAAGAGCGTGCCGGAGAGGCCCTCGCGCGTCAGATGTATCCGGAAGTCCCCATGGCCGAAGTGCGCAACAAGCGCGAGGCCGCAGAACGAGCAGCAAAGCCCAAGGAGCTTGCGCCGGGTCACCGCTGCATCAACGGGCAGACGTTCCGGCGCGTGGAGAATGGTTGGGTGCAGGTTTCTTCATCCTGCACCCCGTGACGCGTCACGCAAATCAGAAGCTGGCCGGGTAAGGCGGCGTCTCAGGGAACGTGCCCATGGGGCGTTTCCCAACCTCAACGAGCGAGTGCGGCGAAGGCTCATGGGAAGCTGGCGCCCCGGACTGAGCAACGACTCGGGCTGGATCATCCCGCGCCGGTTCGGTCTCCTGTCGCGGCGCTCGATACGGGTTGTAGGCCGGTCCATCGCGTGCGATCGCCACGCATACCGGTATCGAAATCTTTGCCTTGGTGCCCTGCTCCGTTACGCACGTACAGGTGGTGTCCTGCTCAGTGGTACCGGAGGCCATGCAGTACAGCTCGGGCTGCGATTGCACGGTGCGGTCATCGAAGGCAGGGGCGGACCATGGCTGGAACTCTACCCGTGGCTTGTGCTTCTCCACGTACTCATCGCGGGTGAGGGGCCGGGCCGCCGCCATGCCCGCGCCCAAAGGCGCCAGGGCACTGACGGCCGGCAAAGCCCCGGCCCCCTGCTCTTCCTTCTTGCCGGATGCGGACGAGGGTTTGACGATGAAGAGCCAGACCATCCACACGCCAAAAATCAGGGCTACAGTCATCGACAGGCCCTGCCAGACGCGCTTTGGCACCTTGAACTTGTGGCTTGCCGTATGAAGCGTGGCGCTGCGATAGCGCTCATAGAGCGCCTTCGGGTAGGCCCATATCTCTTCTTCGGCCTTATCGCGCACTCGCTCATCGTAGGGATCGGCCTGCACACGGGACCACGTAAGAACACCAGCGCGCTGCATGCCAAACGTACGATTCATGTGGGTGTGCGAGCCAATTAGGCTGCGCACCTGGTGGTGGATCTTGCTCGGCCACTGAGTGACGAATACCAGATCGAAACCGCGATGCCGGTGCGTGGACATTGAGCGGATGCGTGGATCTTCGGATTCTCCGGGCTTGCCGGTCGAGGGGAAAAGCCTGCCGTAACGCTCAAGCCCCTGCGTGTTGCCGTCCGAGTGCGCTTCGTCGTACAGCACGAACGAGCCATCTGGAAGCTGCGTCCAATCGTTGTGGTCTGGCAGCTTTTCGAGCCATGGGAAGGCGTTCGGGTTCTCTTCGGTCGTAGCCCCGGCGATGTTCGTAAAGAAGCGCCGCGGCGGTGCGCTGCCGTCCTTCACTTGCTGCTGGTTCTGCTCGTAGAACTCCTGCGCCATCGACATCGCGCGCAGTGTTTTGCCATTGCCGGGTTGCCCGGAAATTAGATACATCATTTGGACGCTGCCTTCTGTACGGCGACCTTGCCTGCATCGATCACCACCCGCGTGACGATGGCAGAGCCGATGAGGGTGATTGCCTCCCCTGCCCCTGCCATCAGCATGACGTTAGCCAGATCGGCGGCAATGCCAGACCACTTTTGAGTAATGAGGTTAAGGGCGCCTTTGACTAGCGGCAGCAGCGCTGCACCGGTAGCAAGGCCAAGCCCCGCACCAGTGAGGACGCGGGCTAGAGAGTTGCCCAGAAGTTGAACGAGGAACGCAGCTAACCACGGCATTATTTGCGCACTCCCGAAACGATGTAGGCCGCTGCGATACCAGCACAAGCGATGACAAGGCCACGGATCATCAGCGCGAAATCACAAAGGGGTTTGAACTCAAAATTGATGCTGGTGCTGAAGCCACCCACGGCCACTGACACAACCTTTGTCGCAGGACAGGAGCCGTTGCCTAGGCCGCTAGACCACTGTCCTAGGTAGCTGCTCGGGATCGGTGGATCCATGTAGGGCATCGGCACGTCGCCGGGATACGTAGGGTTCTCAGGGAGGCTGGGATTCTCTCCGCCATCGCCATCGCCATCGCCATCGCCGTCCTCCCCGCCTTCACCGTCACCGTCACCGTCGCCATTGCCGCCACCATCCCCATTCCCACCACCATCACCGCCGCCATCTCCATCGCCACCGCCATCACCGCCGCCATCACCATCACCGCCGCCGGTCTCCCCGCCGGTGCCGCCGCCATCATCACCGCCGCCATCACCAGCGGGCTTCGGTTCGGGCGCATCGGCGGTGGTGCAAATGCCCCCCGTAGGTGCATAGCTAACGCCCGCAACGCCCTGAGGGTCCAAGGCGCTGGAGTACATGCAACCGTTATGACAGGCGTTTACTGAGCCTGCTGTGGCGCCGCCCTCCCAACCAAATTCTTCGGATCGAGATGTGCAGGCCCCGGACCATGGGTAGTCAACGCCATAGCGAATCAACCCACTAACACCACCGCTATCGGTCCTTAGCCGGTAATGGACGCGATAGATGCCACCGCTCGACGTGGCCTCATTCACGCATTGGCGATCAGTAATTCGCTGACCAACCGGATCATTGATATGCGACATGCACTTCGTATAGGCCTCACCCTGATCATCCGCGAACGCCTGCCCACAAACGGTCATCAGCAACGCACACAGGACTAGGCGAAAGAGCAGTGCCATCATCAATCACCAAACGCGATGTAAAGCGCGGCGGTGCCCGCGCACAGAACGAATAGACCCAGCATCACGAATCCCCCATGGAAAGGGGCCGGATTGCCCGGCCCCGGTGTTACTGCGATCAACCGAAGATCGCGCCCTTGATCCACTTGAAGCCGACCGAGATTGCGGCCGGTGCAAGCTTGGCCGCACCGATCAGGGCGATGGTTGCCGAGAGACCGCCCAGAATCTCGAGGGCGTCAGTTGCGCTCAACATGTTGTTTCCCCTTGCTAGATAGTTAAGAACGGATGGTTCTGCCTAGTTGCTTGTATGCCCAGGCCACGGCGAAACACACTGCGACCATGGACAACAATCCCGACACCTCGGCAGTGGAAAGTGCGGGAATATCGGTGCGCGGCACGAATCCAGCCTGCTCGCAAGTGCCGGTCTGTTCGTTGAATTGCAGGCATTCGTAGACGTACCGCGCCATGACTTAGGCCCTGGCGGAAGCGGTCGCAGTCGCAGCAGGTGCGACCGGAACCAGCATGAGACGGCGGCCCACGATCAGGTCGCCGTACTGGCCGACATTGAAGCTCGATGCGTCCACCACGTAGTCGCCCGGCGGGTACGGGGCCTGCGCATCATCCAGACCGAGCCGGAACGGATGCGGGAAGTCCTCTCCGTCCTTCATGATCGCGGCGGACTGCTCGCGGAAAACCATGGTGCTGCCGTCCTTGCGCTTGATCTGGCGCGGGGTGACGGTGGCAGTGCGAATGATGATCTTGCTCATGCGGGTATCTCCAATTTCCATACGATGATCCGGCCCCTGTCGGTGATCACTTTCCACGGCGAGGGCCAGAAATCGCCGGTGATTTTGTCCACGTAGCCGCCCAGGGCTTTGCGGATGTCGGCAAGTACGCCGAGTGCATCGCGTGCTGCCTTAGGTGCTTTCCACCAGCGCAGTTCACGCTTCGATTCAGTGTTGAGCCCGCCAATGGCATGAGTGCGGAATCCCCTCGGGAACGACGCAAGCATGTCGGGGGAAAACTTGCTCGCGTACTTCGCCAGATAGCCCACTGCATTGCGGGCTTTCTCGATCTTGGTGTGACCGTGAGGCCACCACCCTGCCCTGTCTGCTTTCGGCAGGAAGATGCCGCGAGGGATGTAGATCAAGACGTGGTAATGGGGAACCCCGGCCTTAGTGAGTTCACCGCACCAGAGGTAACGGAAACGCGGACGGTATCCCCGGTAGCGCAATCGGACAGCTCGATTGAAGAAGCCCCGGATGCGCTTAAGTGTCTCGCTAATGTCACGAGGGCCAGCGTCACTTCCGTTTCGGTAAGTCGTGGTGAGCATGTACCACGCGCCACGGAACGACCCTTGTTTCGCCTCTTGGTCATGAAGCCTTGCTCCGGTAATCAGCGACTTCTTCAGTCGCAGACCACGAATGTGATTCGGGTCGAGAGTGAGTGACACGCGGCGCGTGTCACTTGTTGAAGAATGGACAAGCCCAAGGCGTCGGCCTCCGGCCGCCGCCGAGAATCCGTGCGCGGCGTTCTTCTCGTTGAACAGTTCGGCACGACGCTGGGCGCCATAGGCGCGTGCGTTTGCGGCGTCGAATGCGGCAAGCTCGGGCGAACGACGGTCAGCGGGCGTCGCCGACACAGGCACGCGCACGTCGCTTTCGCTGCACTCGTAGCAAAGGCCACCTTTGAACAGGTAGACGCTGAGGCTTCCGCAGAATTTGCAGGTACCGCCGCTCATCGGTCGCGCCTACGACGGACCCACCACCAATAGGCGATGTGGAACAGCGCCCATCCGGCGCCGACCTGAGCCAGTGCCTCCCAGTCGATCATTCGCGCACCTCGGCATGAGCCTGGGCAATGGCGATGGCTTGGCGTACACCCTGACCTGCGGCGTACTCACGCCGGTCCAGCCACCAAGCCGTGATCCGGGCTGCACCCACGATCACCGCGATCAAGCACATCCCCACGATGCCTAGAACGGTCGCATCCATTGCCCTGCCCTCTCCCCAAGCCCCTGCCCCAAGAGGACCCGCCAGCGGCCTTGGGGTGCCGGTGGCGGGGTGTATAGGCATCCCGATACACGGACGCATGTATAGTGACGGCCATACATCACTGTCAAGGGATTTCTAGACATGTCAGCCACGTCTGATCTGCTGGACCGAGTGCGGGAAGGCGCGAACATCCCGTCCGACAACGTTTTGAGCCAACGGCTGGGTATCACGCGGGCCGTCATCAGCGGCTGGCGAAACGGGAACTATCCGGTCCCGGATGAGCGAATTGCGCAGCTTTGCGACATGGCGAAGCTGGATGGCCCCCTCTGGATGGCACTCATCCACGCGGAGCGCGCCACGTCCGCAGTTGAGCGGAAAATCTGGCGTTTGATGCTGGACAGGATCAGCGCGGCGGCTGCGGTCGTCGCGCTGGTGGCCCTGTCGTTGCCGAGCGTCGGAAACGCAAAAACCGCCCAGAATCAGGCGGTTAGCGATAGTCTACTGACCCATTCTGTATATTATGTTCAAGACAGACTGGGCATCGACTCCGCTACCAAGTCAGGCCAATGGCACCCCGGGCATCCCCCGGTCTCCAACCCCAGCCATAGCGCCTCTGCACCCATGGTCGCCTGCGCCCAGGGATATCCCGCCACATCCAGGCGACACACGTCACTCGTCAGGCGCACCTCGCCGAATCAACGTTCAAATTCTAAGGGAACCCCAAGCCCTCAACCCCGTAGAATTCAACGCCAGGCAGCCCCACAACCACCGTGACGCGTCACGGTAATCGGGTCCGCCGACCCGTCGATCGCACTGATTTTGAAGGCCTTGTGCCGGGAACAGTCCTTGACCGGGCGTCGAAGCTGGCCTCTCGCCAGTGGAACGCGCACCCGGCCAGCGCGGCACACGCAGTCCGCGCACTCGATGCATGCACGATTCAAGAATTGCCAGACGCAACAGACTACTTCGCTGCGCCCACACCGCGCAGATCTCGACACCATCCACCAACTTCCCCTGATTCCGCCCTAGGAAAAGTCTCAAAAATCGAACGTTTTCGATGCTCGACGCGACAGCGGCGCCAGAATGAGCACCACGCTACTCGCGCTGACAACACTCCTGCGCATGAACGGATTCCCTGCACCGCGCCGGCTTCGCCTGGCGCTGCTTGACGACCATGACGTCGTCCGCCGCGGCACGGCCTTCCATCTGGGCAACGACAGCCGCTTCGAGATCATCGCCAGCCACAGCAACAGCCAGGCGTTCGTGCAGGCTGTGCAGCAGCGTCATGCCGATGTGGCCATCATCGACATCACTCTGGCGCCAGGAGATATCAGCGGCACCACGCTCGTGGAGCACCTGCGGCAAGCGTTGCCGCAGGTAACGCTGCTTGGTTTTGCCGGGCAGTCATCGGTAGCGATCATCAATCACCTGTTGGATGCAGGAATCAGTGGCTTTGTCGGCAAATCCGAGCCGTTGGCGGAACTGTCCGATGCGATCGTACGCGTGGCCCAGGGGCTCTGCCGCATTCCGCCGTCGTGCAGGCTGCTGACGCCCTGCGATGCCCTGAGCCGCAACGAGCGCGAGGTCATCCGGCTGGTCCTGGATGGGCTGACCGTTTCCGAGATCGCCCTGCATCGACACCGCAGCGTCAAGACCGTCAGCACGCAGAAGATCGCCGCGCAGCGCAAGCTGGGGCTGCGCAATGATGCCGAGATCTTCGCGATGCGGCAGCAGCTGGAGGCGCTGTGACCGTGCGGTTGAAGCGCGTTCGCAGAGTCATGCTGCTGGCGCTGTTTACCCTGCTTCCCTGTACGTCCGCGGGGGACATCCCGCACGGAAAGTGGACAGCGGGCCGCGTTGTCCGGGTGGCCGCGGCCCCCACGCTGCATCCTGTGCCCGAAGATGCTGCCGACCCCGAGGTACTGCAGACCCTGGCGCATGGCTATGCCGCGCTCGTCGCCCGCCACTCCGGCCTGACCTTCGTCGAAGTCCCTTTTCCCAGCACGCTCGCAGCGATGACCGCGGTCTGTGAGGGGCAGGCTGATCTTGTGCTGGCGATGGGTGCTGGCGCTGGAGCACGCCTGCCCTGCCCCAGCGTGGCGCCCTCGCGCAGTTTTCCTGGCGGTGCCAGCGTGCTTGCCGGCCGCATTGGCGAGCGCTTGCCGAGGCGGGTTGCCGATCTGGGCACGCTGCGGATCGCTGCTGTTGCAGGAGGCCCCTATCCGGAATGGTTGGCACAGCACTACCCTGAAGTGCCTGTGCTGCCGCACCCCAGCATGCGCGCGGCATTGGCCGCCGTGGATGCCGGCATTGCCGACGCGGCGATCGGCCTGGAATCCACTGCAGGTGCGATAGCACGACGTCACTTCTCCCACAGCCTGCGGTTGCAGACAGTGGATGCCGATCTTTCGACACAGCTGCATCTGCTCGCGCGGCGCGAAGACCAGGCGCTGCTTGATCGTATCGAGGCGGCACTGGATGACATCACCATCGAAGAGCATGCCCAGCTGCTGCAGCGCTGGGCGCGGCAGACGCTGCCGGCCGCGCTCGGCCAGAAGGTGCGCGAAGGCCTCGATGGCACCGTGCTCTGGCTGTTGCCAGCCGCAGCCCTGCTGCTGGCACTCCCGTTGCTGGCTGCACGCAGGCTGCGCCAGCAGCAGAGTCTTGATCAGAAGCAGGCGCAGATGACGGGCATGATCAGCCATGAGGTGCGCAATTCCGCCCAGGCAGTCATGGCGTCGATCGACCTGCTGGCTCAGGCACCACTGCCAGCCGGGCAACGCGAACTGGTAGCCGCTGCGGCCACCGCCAGCCAGGCATTACGCGGATTGCTCAACCGCACGCTGGACTTCTCCCGCCTGGCCAGCGGCACGTTCCGGCCAAAGCGGGTGCCCTGCAACGTCCCTGCGATCTGCACGCAGGCACTGCAGGCCATTACGCCCCTTGCGCAGAAGAAGGCGCTCAGTCTGCAGCTCTGCGCACCGCAGGCGCCGCTCCCGATGCTGGCAACGGACCCGGACTGCCTGCGCCAGCTGCTCGACAACCTGCTCGGCAATGCCGTCAAGTTCACCGACGTAGGCGGCGTTGAACTGCGCCTGCAGCTGGATGCGCCCACGAAGAACGCATCACTGTTGATAGAGGTCATCGACAGTGGCATCGGCATCGCGCCAGCGCAGATGAGCGCCCTGTTCGAGCCCTTCCGGCAGGCCGATGCAGGCAGGCAGCGCGGTGGCAGCGGCCTGGGCCTTTCCATCTGTCGCACGTTGGCCGAGGCCATGGGCGGCACCCTGGACGTCCATAGCGTGCATGGCCGTGGCAGCCGCTTCATTCTTCGCCTGCCCGTGCAGCAGGCGCAGGAAGATGCGCCGGCCACTGCCGCTGCGTCCGCCCTGCCCCGGCTGGCCGGCACGCGCATCCTGTTGGTGGAGGATCACGCGCTGACCCGGCAGGTCATTGCCGCCCAGCTGCGGCGCTGGGGCGCGACGGTGCAGGAGGCTGCAACTGCCGACGATGCCTTGGCGGTCCAGATGCAGGCGCCCTGCCCGCTGGTGATGCTGGACATTGGTCTACCAGGAATGGATGGCTGCGCGCTGGCCCGGCAATTGCGGCTGCATGAGGCAGAAGGCGCGACGCGCGCCCGGCTGATCGCGCTTTCCGCCTTCACTGGCGACGATCACACGCTGCGCTGCCAGGTTGCCGGCATCGACGCGGTATTGCTCAAGCCGTTGCAGGCCGATGCGCTGCTGCAGGCGCTGGACCAGCCTGTGCCCAGCCGTGCCTTCGAAAGCACTGCCCGCGAACTGGTGGCCGCCTACGAAGAAGATATCGATCGCGAACTGCAATGCTTGCACGAAGCGATCGCTCGTTGCGATGCCGCGCAGCTGCGCCATCATGCGCATCGCCTGCAGGGCGTGCTGCAGATGCTCAACGCGAGAGGCATGGATGCACGCGCCGGCGAGCTATGGGAGCTGGGCGATCGCGTGCCGCCCGGCTGGGACGATGCGCGCCAGCTGCTGGCCGAGCTGCAGTCGTGGCGCGGCTCCCGGGGTGCGGGAACCG